CAACGATAAGAGACGCTCCTGAATTTCAAGAGGGAATCTATCTGTTGCTGCCGACAAGTCGAAGCTGTAGAATTTTGAAGATCTACTAAGGTCCTTAGCGAACACGCTGGTTAGGCGTGTTTGGTTAAAGGTACAGTCACCTGGAAGTCTACTCAATTGCTTATAAAGGCTCTTGTGTAAAGTTCTCAGTGCTGACTGCGACCAATAATCAAGTATCGCGAAGACCCTACTCTTCGTCTCCTTATCGTCCTTTACTGAAAGTTTTCTAAGTCTCTTATAAGAGACTTTGAAATACGCTTCAGAAAGCGAATAAAGAGGCGTCGATATGGCGCTTAACAGACGCCATATAGGAGCTTCTGGTGGATAAAAGGTTCTTAGACTATCTAATATAGTAGAATCTTTGATACCTCTTAAATCCGCCAGTGCACCTTGTAGGCCTGGTCCGTTAGGACCGGCCTTAGTAGATCAGTGATACTCATTTCAGAGGTAGTTAAGCTTGGGTCGACCTATCGACTTGTGGAATTGAACCATTTCGAAGTCGCTGATTTCTCAGTGATTTCCTGTGCTAGGTTCCGTAATCGTCGAAAAGTCGACCGCTTTACCACCGAGAAGCACACGGGAGATCGATAACAGAGTTAACGATCACCTTATGGCCCATTGGTCCCCTTCTTTTATTCGGGTACGCAGGCCTCTCGATAAAACGACAGGCAGACGATCCGAATCTTGAAGGATTCCAGGAAGGTCAAGTGCTTCCCCGGCCAGGTACTTAGTCACCGCTAGCCGCTGTAACTTTATATGTTCAGCCATAGCGACCTTCCCTCTGGACTCTAGTCTGTTCCATTGCTTCCAAAACCGAAGCATGGAGTCAGATAGAAGATCAGTGGGGAGAGGAAGAAAGTAAGTGTTAGCAACTCAAAGAGTCACTCTTTGAAGTTCTAGCATATTATTAAATATAGTGACTTGTACTTCAGTGTTTAAGATTCTTAGCGCTGAAGTATATCTGGCTGCTCTTGGTGAGGTGTCAACACACCAAAAGCGAGACTTAGTCTGGAGAGAGTGACTTCTCCCGCCTTATGGGCGGCTCGAG